TCTATATCTTTAATATATGCTATACGTTCATCGCTGTCTGAATCTTTTAATTTCTTTCTAAGCTCAGCACTTTTTCTAAGGGCTGCTACTCTGGCTCTATTTAAATCAGCATCTCCAAGAAGCCTCATAAATACAGGAGTGGTTTCTCCATTAGATACTACTTCAAAATCTTTGCTCCAACTGAATAAGGGAGTTATATCTACATCATTAACTTCTACTATTGCTGTCATCCTATTTTTCCTCTCATTTCCTATATAAAATAAAGGGCTACGCATACGGATAAGGATAAACCTTTTCCGAAATCCGTAGCCCTTTTTTATTACTCCTTGTTAATGCTACAATCTTACGATTGATATTTAATTATTACTTAGAAAGCTCCGCTATAGATAACACACTGAGCGTCTAAGCTCTTCCAGTTAAATGTTTGAGTAGCGTTGTTATTAACATTTGATGTATAGCTATCTCCTACGATTGTAATGGAAGGAACTACTACTGTCTTTAGAACTGCTATTGGGATAGTTGTATCACATGGGTCCATTAATTGAACCTTCAATGAAAGAGCTACTCCTGAACATGTTTCTCCAGGTTGCCATTCAATACCACTTCCAATAACTCCATAAGTAAATAATGAAACTAAGTCAGTATCTGTATCAAGTACTGTAATAGTACCTTCAACGGTAGGAACTTGTGATTGATAACCAAGAAGTGTTCTTGTTCCTAGCTCCTTAACCGCTGTTGTGTTCATGTTACCATTAATGGTAACAGACTGTACTCTTGGAATATCGTTTGCGGCAATAAAGATGTTTGCATCCTTACCCTTAATTGATGTTGCAAGAGATGAATCACCTATGTTAGTCCAGTTTAAACCAGCTGGGTTAGCATGATATACAACTAGTAATTGCCCAGTTCTAGTATCACCAGTAGTTAATGTTGTACCAACAATTCTATATTCTCCAGTAGCTGGAGCACCTGTAACTTCTGTTAGATAACTACCGTCTATTCTAGCTGTTATTGCGTAGTTACCATTTTTTAATTGAATCGGAGTCTGATTAAGAACAAAGGATGTTGTACCAGTTGTAAACTTATCAACTACTACGTCATACTTTAGATAACGTCTTTCAGAACCAATTGCTGTATAATCCTCTGTTGAATCTCCATCTAGTGAGTAATTGAATGCAAAGTCACGTATTTGTAATCTTCTTCCGCTAATTGATTTAGCATAATCAGCTACAACGTCATCTTTAATATAAATTATAGCATCAATTTCTCCCAGATTTGAAATGCCTACTCCAGCGCCTGGATAGGCTGCTGGGTCTGTACCAGTTAGAGCAGCAAAAATCTTAATACCCACATCGAATGCACTAAATGTAAGAGTAATTTCAGGAATGTCCTTTACCTCTCCTATATGTAATGGATTACCCAATTCATCCTTTGTTTCGGATGGTTGAGTAGTTGTCAGAGTAAGTCTCTGAACTCTAGATGCGGCAAAAGAATCTCTTGCTCCAACTAACTTTAATTGCAGACTTTTTGATGGAACTGCTAATCTTCTTGCCATTAATTAAAACCTCCTTGAAGTTATAGACTTAAGGTCTATACTTTGTCGTCCTGGGCTACAAAGGAAATTGTAGCTCTGTAATATAAATTTTCAACAACATCTGCACTAATTCTTACCGGATTGTACGATTTCGACAATACCTGAAGAGTTCCTGCCCTAGTAGGTGATACAGATGGAGGAAAACCTTCATCATAATTATATACCGGAATGCCGTCTTTGAGTACATCCAGCAGGCGATATCCAAACTCATCTCGCTGAGATTTGTTCTTAGCGTAGATGTCAATATACCATTTTCTTACCCTTAATCCGTCTCTATTTCCCAATTCAAACTCTACTACATCTATTTTACCAGCTTCTACAGCCACCGTAGGAAGAACTAAATCTCCTTCAGGAAATCCATCAACTACGTTAATAAATGACTCTGGGAAATAGGTCTTTAGAAAATAATAAACGCTTAAATCTTCTTTTCTTTCAAGGTACATTTATACTCCTACTCTCTAAAAGAGGATATACTCTCTATAAATTTCTTTCTTCTAATTCTAACTCTTTTTTGGCCTGGCCCCTGAATGCTAATCTGAGCTGGTACGTACTCACCAGTGGCTATTTTATCTCTGGCTATAAATATTTTTTCCTCTGATAAAACATTAGAAGCTCTATTTATTCTAGTGGCTATTCTTTCTAATATAGGTATATCTCCGCCAGTAGTAATACCCGAATCAAGTTCCGCTATCGCATCTAATAATCTACTTAATGCTCTCCTACCCCTAGCTATAATAACTTGCATATCATTTATAAAACTGTAATTTTGCTCTTTAAATCCACGCAAAGTAAATAGATATTCTTGCTTTATTGCTTCTTCTATTTCCTGAACAAAATGAGTTCCAGGTTTATTTGGATAAGGAGTTCCTCCTATATCAGATGCCATATTAATTTTATTTCCGTCATTAAGGAGACTCCAAAATGGAGCTTTTCCCATAGAAGATGAAAGTCTTAAATTAATAGTATGAAAGTATCTTGGTCCTCTATAAAATCTAGTTCTCCACAAAAATGAAGCTTTTACTGGATCTCTTCCCTCTTTAATTCCAAAAGCCTCTCTAGCCGCGTCTACACCTTCTGCATACTCATCTATCGTACCAGCAACTTCATTCATAGCTAAGTTTACTGATACTGTGCTATTCCAACCACCGCCAATTTGAGTTATTTGGTATAAAGAGTCATCCTCAGATACTTCTCTTAATGGAGATAGAAATGTCTCATACGCAAACTCATCATTAATAGCCACAGCGCTCATCAATTTTTGAACAAATATTCCAGGAGCTGCTTCTAATGCGGCTTCCTTTGCATACTGTGATGCTGAAGCCGCATCTACTATTCTAGAGTTTGCCATTTGAGCTTCTGCAGAAGATATGGCTTTCTTCATAATCTCTATAAGCTCTTTAGCACGTACTAGATTCTTCCTAAGAAAGCTCACACTAGAAACTAGTTTATCAATTTCAGCAACAAATTCTTCCATTATTCCTTTATCATGTACTCAATATCACCAAATATATCTCTTATTATTGAACGAGTATAGCTGTTGACCTCATCTAAAATAAATTTACGGAGGTTATCAAAGTCTACCGAGTTCTTATCCATATTTTTTTCAATCTCTTGAAGAAGTTTAGCCTGTAACTTCTTGTTCTTTTTTCCTACCGATCTAATTACGTCTACAATATCAACTTCCTGAACTAATGAAGGTGTCATTTGCTTTTCTCCTTAAAATCCAATACTATCCTATTTACGGATGGAACTCCTAACAGAGTGATTTTTTCTATGTTAACTTGTTTTCCATCCACTCCTACATACTCTGTATTGTTAACTATATTCATATATGGTCCAGAGTACATAATTTTAATCTTACCATCCCCTATAAAAGTAGCTCCCCCAGTATGAAATTCTTCTCTATCGGCATATTTCCATGTTACATGTGCCATTATATCATATCCACTATATAATGGTATCCAATATACACCAGAACATACCGGACAAAACGAGTTTGTTGATGTATTAGTTGTTGGGTCTAAATCACAAGAATAACATCCTGATAGAGTTGACGTATAGAACGTCACATTTCTTCCTATCGCAGTTATTATACTTTCTATAACTTCTCTAGTCTGGGCTGGCCACTGTATCTGCATTTGCTATTAAAACCTCTGAGAATAAATTATCCCAAGTTTTAGAAATCTCTTTCCAAGAATACTTAGGGTCGGAGAACTTATCTAATGATTTTTGTGATAAATTCTTGTATAAAGCTTTATCACTATAAATTAAGTTCATTTTTTCTGCTAGACCTTCTGGTGAAATTAGTCCTCCAGATGTCATGGTATTGTCAAATGTTATGTTAGTGACAGTAGGAACTAACAATCCACAGTCAGAAAAGACTTCAGCACAGGCACTGTGATTGGGTACAATCTGTGGGGCTCCAGTGATGGCATGTTCTATTGATGTTAATCCCCAACCCTCTCCCATAGAAGAGTTTAGTCCGACATCCGATGAATTGTATATATTATTTAACGCCTCATCTGGTACAGTCTGAACTCCAGTACCTAAATTAGTAAGTATAAGTTTATTATCAATTCCTAGTCTTATTGATAGTTTAGGCACGTCTATACTGGCATCTCTAACACCGCAATGCATATGAAGTAGAACATCATTCTTATTTTCAGCGAATATTTTAAATCCTTCCATAGTTACGTCCAGCTTCTTTCTGGGCTGGTTACGATTAGCGCTGAGAAATATGAAGCTATCTGGTTTATTAGATTTGGCTAATAAGTTCTTCTTAGCATCTTTTCTGTTTGTATATTTCTTATAAAATACTTCTTGATTAATTCCATGAGGTATTACATCAATCTTCATATCAGGAACACACTTACCGTCATTTACTACAGACCTACCAAATTCAGTGTAAGTAACCGCTTTATGTACAATATCAAAATTTCTATACCAGTCTGCATCATGGTCTTTAGAGTCTACTGGGAAATAAACTACTATGCCTGGAAGTCTGGTTGTCACACTTTTTTTAATGGCCTCTAAATACTGATTGATTATCCATGCATCATTTAACATAAACAGTAAATCAAACTTAGCACCATTTAAAATCTGAACAAGCCTATCTTCCCCAAATATATGTCCCCCGGCAGATGCTGGGTATACTGGAAATCCATAATTATGAGGATCTCCTCTGTAGTTTACACCTAATCCAACAACCTCATACTTATCCTTTAATGTTTCTAAAATACTGTGCGAAACTCTTGAAAATCCAGTTGGTGTTACTAAATCTGATAGCCATAAAATCTTTGGTTTGCTCATTTAAATCTCCTTTTTTCCTGTATTTAACCTTTTCTTTTGCCAATAAGAGTAATATACTTATTGGATATTCCAATTAGAAACTGTACCGTAGCGTCTTTTATATCTCCCAATATTCCTGAGGTTGATGGAGCAATTCCTCTAAGATATACTACAACTGATGATAATGTTCCTTCCAATGAAACTACTAAATTTCTCTTTCCATATATTATGTATCTTACTGTTAAATCTATAAAATTAATTGTAGAACTTATAATATGTGTTATTCCAACTGAGTTAGCAATACTTCTCTTATATGAAGATAATCTATTTACTACTTCTGTTATTCCAGTTGAATTTGAAATCAATCTTATATAGTTATTAAGTTTAGATAGAGTACTTGATATAGAAATTGACTCTGTTAAATATCTTGTATATGTTTGAAAATTTTGTAGGGCCGTAGTTATTCCCAAATTCGCTGTTATTATTCTATAAAATATAGTTACCTTAGAAGTTACTGTTGTTATGCCCTCTGTCATAGATAGACTTCTTATATACACACCGGTCTTTGATAATGACATACTTATGTCCATGGTATTCTGTAGAGATCTAATAAAGGTTACTACTCTTCCTATAGTATGTGTAATACCGATAGAATTGGAAATAAGTATTACCTGATTTAATTTTCTTGCTAGTAGATCAACTACTCCAATTGTATCAGCGAAGGATTTTTTGAATGCACCTACTTTATTTATAGTATGTGTTATACCTACCGAGTTGGTACTAAGTCTGATAGCAGTATGTACTCTATTTAAAATATGAGTTATTCCTATAGTATCAGCAAGTGCTATAACCTTTGTAACTAGCTTTGTTATTGAGTCTGTTATTCCAACGGTATTCGATAGACTAATTAAAAATCCCTTTGCTTTGCTTATTACTGTTGTAGACCCTACTGTATCAGATAGACTTTTAAGGAATGTACCTATTTTTGTATTAACAGTTGTTATAGTCTCGGTAGTAGTTAAGGTTCTAAATCCAACGTATATCTTTGTAGTAACCATAGTAATTCCTATAGTACTAGGAAGGCTCTTTATAAAAGAGCCTATCTTAGCTATAGTTGTAGTTATACCAATCGTATCTGCAAGAGATGCGGTAAAAGCGTCCCCAGTAACGACTGTTGGATTTCCAAAATATACCTTTAATCCTGCCATAGTTTATGCTGTTGTAGGAATGCTCATAACAAAATCACACCATTCTTTAGGATTGGTTTGGTCAATGAACACAAGCGAAACAACATCAGCGGTCATTTCTGTAGCTGATAGAGTTACCAACACCAAAACACCAGCTGCAGGACTTACAGCGGGAATAGTCGCTAGGTTCGTAAGACCGCCAGCGTCCTTGTCCACTTTGAAATCTCCGGCTGCAAGAGTGGGGGATGACTTGAAACTGCGGGGATCATTTGCGTCTCGTAGAGCAATTCTTATCAGAAAATCTTCACCCTTTTTGGGTGGGTTGTAAGGTGCTGCCATTTTTTATACTCCTAATTGTAATGATGCGCCATCTGCACCGAAGGAGGTAACTAGACCATCCTCGAATACTAAAATTGCCGGCCCGGCAGTGGTATCGTTATTCTGAACAAAGTTCAAAGCACCAGCGGCAAAGGCTTCACCGAATGCGTAGCTATGGTTATGGGTGTCGGTTGCTACATTCGTTGGTAGTCCATCTGCCCCGACTTCAAGACAAAGGCGGAAAGGGACATTCAATGTCAAGGCGGATGAAGTTCGTCCTTCGCAATATCCAGTGATGGATGCAATGACCGCCATCTCGTCAATAGCAGACTTAAACCACGGAACAATATCACCCAAAGGGGTTGCTCCGTCCACGGACACGGCATACAGTTTCCATGCCTCGTTGAGATTATTCGTGGACACTGCTTCGGCTGTCCTGCAAGACAAAGCGACAACCTGCGCCGCTATCGTTTGGGGTGGTAGTATGCCACTCACGAATTGAGCACACATACTCGCAAGATCAACTAGGTGATCAACCGCATCGGGGGCATAACTCAGCGTAGTGAGAGCCGATCCGCCATTGACTAGGTTCATGGGACGACTCACCGTATTAATGTGACCGTCCCAATCTGTACCACTAGGAGTTGGGGCTACGTCGGATGATCCGCTGGAAGGAAGCCAGAATAAGGTTGCCATTATGAACCTAAGTAAGTTAATTCCCAGTCTACCTGTAAAGTATCTGATGTTGTCATAGTTACTGACGGGGTAATTTGAGCATAGGCTAAACAATCAGCAGAAGCTGGTGTTACATTATTAAGTAAAGCCGCCTCATTTATACCAGATGCATTTAGGTCTCCAGCTTCAAATGTTGCTCTATACTGAGTTACATTATCATTAGCCGCACTGAATGCACCCTTTTGTTTTGGATAAGTTGCATCCATAACTTCTGGTGTACCAGTAGCTGTATTACATGTTGCATTTGCTTTAGGAGTGGTTCCAGTCCATCCTGTCCCAACCTGTACAAATCCATTTGTATTATCTAACTTTTGTCTTGCTGGCGTTTGTGACATAATATCAGCGACTAGGGCATCTCCCTCATCGGTTACTATATTATGGTTTACAGAAATCATTTCACTTCCAGGAAGTCCAAAAAATTTCTGAATTAGATTTGGTTCTCTTCTTTTAACATTACCATTACTATCAAAAACTGTAACAGTTACTTTTCCTCTTATTTTTGATTTATTACGAATCATTTTAATTCTCCTATTAGTCTATAACACTATCTAAAATACTTATTCTTCCAACACTTACTACAGATGGTCCAATAAGATCGACTATCTTACACTCATGATTTAATTGCTGTACAACTAGATTTGTTGTATCTATTGGGTTTAAAACTATATCTATAATTCCACTTGATATTATTGATATTCCACTTACTAATGTTTTTGTAAGTATAATTTCTTTACTTGTTTGTCTATACATAACCCAAGTTATATCAGCACCAGCTAAGTTTGCCGGAAGATCATTATCATCAGTAATCAACATACGGAGAACTTTATATTCTCCCTGATATATCTCAAAATTTTGTCCAGTAGCTGCCATTTTTTCTCCTACTCTTCCGTAGATGGATGTTCTATTCTTAGAGCTGGGGATAATCTCTTAGTAGGAGGAAGTATAAAGCCCTTCAGTTCTTCCCAATCCATCGTAATTCCAAATTCTTTAGCTCTATTTCCTTCTATATTTGATACAGCTATTTCAGCATCTCTCCAACTTCCGACATTCCACGAATTAGATTCTAACTGTCCAGATTTTACTAGAATGGATGCCATTAATATTAGAGGTCTTTCATCCAAATCCTGTATTATATTTGGTTCTACATATAAAAATGTATAAGAAGTTCCTCTATATATATAATTTGTAGCCGTATCTACTAAATACCGGTCTCCCCACCATCTTTGTAAAGATTTAACTCCAGATACTAAAGCAACTCTTAGCCACTCATCCATATATCTATAAGTAGCGGGTACTGTATCCCCTAAATGTAATCTTAGAACTGGAAGTAAATAATCTAAACTTCCTGATATTGTAATTGGTGTTCCCTGTGTTCCCATTTATTACTCCTATGCGACTGTTTCTATATCTGGGTTAATAAAATTAAAACCTGCTTTCTTAGTGATAAAATAATAAGTTCCTGGATCTAAATAAAATGTTATATTTCCAAAGGAGTCTGTAAATCCATTTGCCACTAAAGTAGTTAATCCAGAATTTGAATAAACTAAAACTTCTGCCTCTGGAATAGGGGCTGAGCTAATTGAGTCTGTAACTTGATACAACCATGTAACACTTCCAGATCCAGATCCTCCAGTTGTCCAGCTAGTAGCTCCATGTGCAGTAGACAATTCAGTATTTAAATCTGTTCCCCAGTAAGTCCAAAGAGCCGGAACTTCCTGTAAATCTACTGTTACTGTAGCTGTTAGAGCTGTTGCAACATAGTCATATAGAAGTAAATCTGCTCCAGATAGTAAATATCCGTATAAACCCCTTCTCCCCACCGCAATAGAATTAGCTCCGCCAGTTACTAAAGCTGAACGAGTTCCATCAGAACGAGTGATACGTTCTATATCCCAAGTAACTGTAAGAGAATTAACTCCTATTTTACTCTGCGTAAATTGTGCATAAAAACAAATTGTTGTCATTACTGTAAGCTCCAAAGAACATTAATAGTGGCTACTGGAGTCCAAGCTACATTAGA